AATGTGCCATAATCTGATTGTAAACTTCATAGTTGCCATCAGCATATCGCTCACCAACATTAGCACATTCCCGAACAATCAACTCGGCGAACTTATGTCTATCCAATCCGCCTTTGCTATCAGTTGCCTGTAAAGCCAACACATCAATTCGTTCGTTCATTACTTTACTCCAAATGTGTTCAATGCTGGTTGCAATGTGTTAATCAATTCAGTCTCGCGGGCATGAGCAGGACGCTTGCCTCTCACAATCTCCACGACACCAAATACAAATCGCTCGGCACCTTGTTCACGCAAGGCACATGACAAACCCCAATCTTTGTTCTCAGTCAAGGCCCGTTGCATGTGTTTTTGCATGCGGCGTGTCAATGTCTTGCGAACATTACCTGCGTAGCAAACAGCAGTCAGACCAATGTAGTACTCAAGTGTTACTACATCTTGAATGTAATAAATGACTTGATTGCGGTCTGTTCTTCGTTTGCGAGTAGTTTTCGAGTTCATGAATGTATTATATACCCGAAACGATTTATTGTCAACCATGAATTCTTATCAATTCACGTAGTAATGCACTTGCCTTATTGAGACTAAAGTTCTCTTGTCTGTAATGCCAGTTTTTCTTACGCTCTGCGATATCTAGCAGGTCCATAAGTGTATACTTTTCGCTTAAATCTTTAGTACTCATAAGCATTTTGCTCATATCGTGAATATCGAAACTATATTCTACCCACTTGAGAGTACTATTGATTTTGCGTCTGTTTGCTTTCATCTCACCTTTGATTGGTGTGTACTTAATTCTATACGATTGTACTTTGTTCATAGGCACCTCTCTGTGAAAAGTCTAATTATAGTATAGCCTGTATTTGTTGTCAAACTAATTTTTGTAATACTTCCGTTAACAACTTGTCAACATGGGTTTCCACGTCAATTTCCCAAGGTGTGTTACGGTATTCTTCGTAGGATAGTTCTGTTTCTGTATTGTGATAGGGTATGCCGAGCCAGTAGTAGGTACTGTTCTTAATGGCGAGTTTACCAGTGTGACGCTGGTGTACGTGTATCAGTTCATGTACAAGTATCTTAGGGATATCTTCTAATGTTAGGCTATTGTTCAGTCCTAAACGATTAGGTGTGTGTTTGTCTATGCCACCGTAGACATTTTCATCAAGCTTGTATAAACAAACTTCTATTGATTCAGGGAGTTCTATCAATTCACTTAGTGCATTAGCTAATGAATCAATCATTACCTCATGCACTATGCTTTTACTATTTTGATAAAAGTACTTGACCTTCAATGAAAGGTCCTGTTCTCCGCTTCCTCGATATATTCTTCTACTTGCGCCAACAACATTTCTCTGTCATAGCCCAAGTCAATTATTCTTGGAATCAATTCTAAAAACATACCTAATGTAGCAGTACCTTCTACATAGTCTTTGTCAGTATGTTCAAAGTCAAATTTCTCTAAATCTTTCATCAATGTATTTTCAATGAATTCAGCAGCCAGTTGACTACTCTTTTCATATTGCCAATCTTCGTAAATTTCTTCTTCTAATTCTTCTACTATCGTATTGACTTTGCTCATATTTTGCTTTCTATTTTAACCGTAATGACGATGATGACGTTTTACTGGCTTAATGTATTTATCCTCTTTTGCAATTACATTAATGGAACCCAATGTTTTTTCTACAATTTTTTTACGTTCTTTGCTAGTATGAGCTCCTAATACAACCAAGTTATATACCTTTTCATTAGAGTACAACAACATTGTGATACAGAATCCTGCCGCATTAGTAAATCCGGTCTTGATAGCAATCATACTATTATGACCAAAGAAGTTGCTTGTAGGTTTAACTTTGATTTTAATAGACTTCTTACCTTTAGTTGCAACAACTGTTAGGTTCTCTGTCTTTGCGGCTTCACGTATAATCTGATACCTAGATACTTCATTAGTCAATATTGATATATCACTAATTGTACTGCTATTGTCACTGTCCAATCCAGTTGGATCTCCAAAATAGGTACTAGTCATTCCAAGTTCTACAGAGTTTATATTCATTTGTCGCATGAATGCCTCACGTCCACCTGGATAGTTTTCACTTAGTGTAACTGCGGCTAGATTATCACTGTATACCAATGATAGTTTCATCAAGTCAAGTCTGGACAATTTCATTCCACGAACAAGTCTTGTATGGTTATGTAACTTTGATTGTACCGTCAATGTTTCATTTAAATTTTGGTTTGCTTTTAGTACAGTATGTATAGTCATCAATTTGCTGATACTAGCAATACTAACTTTGGAACTATCAATTGAACCTTGCACAACCGAATTGTCAGTTACATTCAATAATAAAACATTGGTGTTAGCCATAACTGTTGTACTAAACAATATGGATAATATTAGGATGATGTTCTTCATATAGTATTTACTATGCATATAGCAGTATACAATATATGCAGTTATTATGCAACTAAGAGGGCTATAAAGTTGCCCCCTTAGTTACATTGCAGGACCGTTTCCGGACTTAAAACCTATCTCTCCGCCTTCGTCTTTGATGCGTTTCATAACATCTTCAAACAGTATAGGACGAAAATCAGTTTGTTCTACGCATACGCAATGATATCTAGGATCAATTTCATCACTGTACAACATAGTACCGGTTTTAATATCATATCCACGGGGCTTTTTAACACGATTACTGTGCAAATGACCATGAATATTGACACCAAAACGTCCCAAACTTTCTTCATGTACTGGGATATGACTCAATATCATACCATTCATAACATGATAGGCTCGCAATTCACGGAAGTGTTCACGATATTCCTCGTCACGGAAAATGTCGTGATTACCACGAATCAGTACCTTATCACCGTTCAAACGATACAAGGTCTTCAACGCTTTACGATTAATAACTACATCACCCAAGTGATATACCTTATCAGTGGGCTTGACAGTCTCGTTCCACATCTTGACCATAGCCTCATCCATTTCATCTGGATCAGTCCAGGGGCGGATCTTTGTCACTCCGTCACTTTCTGTGAATCTGCACACGCCGGAATGACCAAAATGTGTGTCACTAACTAAAAATACACTTGGCATAATAACTCCCTTTTTGTTTTGATTGTATGATTATACTACACTCTGGGATTTATGTCAATTAGTACTTTACTTTCTAATTTTCATCCCAACGAATGTCCCGCAAAATGCACCCGCCATTGCTGGAATCATTAACCAATGATTGGTTGTGTAATTTATAACTGCTACACTTCCTAATATATAACAGGCTACACTCCAAAAACTTGCACCCAATACATTATCATTTGCCACACACCTTAAGTAGTATGTATAAACAATATCAAGTAAACAGATTGCAAAAAATGTTGTTATGTAGTCTATCATAATATAATTGAATTGGTGGAGGCCATTCTTGAGGTCTCTCCATGAAACGGATCACCGTTCACCTGTTACATCCCTCTTAGTACTGTTACTTGCCCTAAGGGTTAGCTAGCTACCTTAGCGACTCATACTGGATAATGTAACTTATCCGCTGTTCTTGGTCGGAGTACAAGGATTCGAACCTTGGACCCCCTGGTCCCAAACCAGGTGCGCTACCAGACTGCGCCACACTCCGAAAACTTATATAAGCACACTGTATCTCTTTCGCTTAGTAGAGCCTGTCTTATCGGGCAGGGTACTGATACTGTATACTTATATAAGTAGACGCCTTGTGGCATCTACTAACTACTATTTAGCCTAAGCTAGGTCGTAGCGATCCTTCATCACGGTCTTCAACATGATTGCTTCCGGTGAGAAGTCATCCATGTTACCAGTCAGAATGCTTTGAGCAATAGCTGGGCTAAATCCTGAGACTAGCGCAACACCTGCCTTGTTAAACTTAACTGGTGCGTTACCGTATGCGGCATTCAAGTTCCAAAATACTACCTTAGGTAGTTCGTAACCTGCTGCCTCGTACTTACGTGCTATCATTTCAATAGCACTGTCATCGTGTTTGACACCTTGGTCGAATTGCATGTCACTGAAGATTACCAGTGTACCTGGCATTTCTGCTTGAGGAACATTGTTATCCAATGCAGTCTTAAGAATCAAATCAAACGCACGATTCAAGTCGGTGTTAGCGACTTCACCAGTGTTCATTTGGTCAATCTTTTGATTGATGTTACCCTTAAGAGTAACCAACTGTGGATTGCGACTGAAGGTCAAGAATGTATCCTTGAACTTACCAGTATTCTTGTCTGCAAAATACAATCCCAATGAGATTGCAACATCCAAACAAGTCAAACCACTCTTAGAGTTGTGTCCACCTGCAGCCATAGTCATAGAACCTGAACTGTCAACCATTGGCAACACGTTAGCGTCACCGATGAAGTTT